GTGGTTTTACCAACACCTGGTGGGCCCGCAAGTAACATATTAGGTATTTCCCCTTTATTTAGAAATTCCTTAAATGTCTTTTTTATATTGTCTGGTAGAATACATTCATCAATTGTAGTGGGTCTGTATTTTTCAACCCATATAAAGTCGCTCATTAGTCTCCTAAGAATTTTGTGGATGATCGTTTATGTAGTAATCTTGCCATTGTGAATTATGTGCCGAACCTTTTTTACGTTCGAAATCTGGAGGTGGTGGAACCATTCCACCCTCTTTATAATCAAATATACCCATTTCCCTAAGTGCCTTTCTTTCTTCTCTAGGTGAAATCTCACCACTATATGGGATACCCACAACTTCACATGCAAACAGTTCAATAAAGTATATCACAGCAAAAGACTTTATGAGAACAATATCACCTGCAGCAATTTGCATTATTTTTTCAATTAGAGGTTCTTTACCTGTGTACTTATCTTCAAAATAATCTAAGATTTCATCTTCATGATCATTATACAATGGAACATTAACTGTGTCTTTTAAATGTTGTGTGCGTCCACTTTCTTTATATCCTTTAAGGAAGATTTGTTTCCAGTCTTCCTTATTATAAATCTTTTTTAGTTTCTTAGCAAGAGTCATTTATCCAAATGTTGAATCAGGTTCTAACGCAATAAAGTAAGTTAAATCGTGTTGAGTGTTCTGAAACTTGGATAGTAATTTAGAAGAAACCGCTACATCATATGGGCCTGGAATAATTTTAATATTCTCTACCTTAAAGTTAAATGTGAATGTCTTTTCAGTTTCACCAACTATAACAGCATATTCATTAGAAGTATCATTCTTCTTATCACGAACCACAAGTTTAACAACACCTGCATCACCAACAACACAAAAATCAGGAAGTTGATATACAGCAGCCGCTTTTAATAACTTTTCTAATGAACTAGTATCCAACTTGAATTGAACATCATCTGAAGGAAGTTCAATTGCTTTATCAGGTGGAGAAATAATTACATTAGGATCTGCGTAAAAGTATTTAACCTTTCTTTTCCCTTCACGAATAGTTAAATATGAAGGTTCTTTAAAGTCCATCTCAGGATCTTGATGAAGACTTAATCCATTTAGGAATTGATTAAGATCATAGACTGCAAAGTCACGTGGGAACTGTTCATCAACAATTGCTTCTGCAAGAATGTTTTTTGCAACAGAAATAGTACGAAGTTTGTCTCCCTGCTTTACAAGAATTGAATTATTAATTCCTGCAAAGTTTTTAAGGATAGTTAAAGTGTTATCAGATAGTTTCATAATTAAGGCATTTGATCAAATGATCCATCACTAATAGATGGTTTACCATAGTGTCCGTCAAAGTGTAGTAATAGCATAGCATAATGTATCACTTTTAACAAGTCTTTTTTGTTTCTTCCATCTTTACTTCCATACCTACTTGCGTATTTTAGTATGTTTGCCTGACAGAATCCTGATGCAATATCTCTTGCAGCCATCAGGTCTATTGTTTGAACATTACGGAACTCATGTTCTGTTCCAGTGTAATGCCCATTATAGGTACCAGAAACATAATCCTCAATATCGTTCATGATTTCTGTTTCATGATACTTGTATTGATGGTTACGTCTAGATTCTCTTTTTTCTTCAATCATGTCTTTATATGCTTGTTGTGTCCAACCGTCATTGTATGCTGAGTTTGCATTTATATGTAAATTTGCATCTTCTGGTGTGCAAGATTCATAAGCTGATGCGGGTTGAAAATGATGTGCTGCTCTATCATCAACATCAGCTAAGTCTATAGAACCAGCCGATTCCATACCTATAGAGTACATGTCCTCATAATCGAGTCCATCGTATAGAGATGCAGTATTTCCTGATCCAATAAAATTTGTTTCCACTCCATCAAAACCACCTTGAATAGTAATACCACTATCGTCTAGTTCTTTGAGTTCTTCATCTTTATCTTTTTTCATGGGATAGTCTTTATCAAATGTTCCATTTAGAATTGAGGCCGCTAGGCTCCATGCATTAACCATAACAAAATAAGAAATTTTTTACGAGACTTTCTGATTTATCAGCACCGAACTGACCTTTCAAAAATCCTGATACAGGATCAAGTTTAGTCATGTAGGTATCAAAGTCTTTGTAACTACTAATTTCATAGCCACTTGGTTTCTCTAATTCTATCATATTTTTGTACTTAGTCAAGTATTTTTTAAACATATCTATATGTTCATCTACTTCAGACATAGTACATTTAGCAATGTATATGTTCTTTGAGAAGTGATTACCTATTTCAAAGAATCTATAGTCTCCTTCATATACAGGTAATCCCTCTACAGAGAATGAATAATTTTCTACAGGATGTTGAAAGTCAAATACTATAATAACTTTCTTATTAGTAAATCCCATGAGATCCATACCAAAACAGGGAAGATTACTTCCAGTCTTAGGATAGATGATGTTGTTGTAAATACAGGATACTTCATTCCAGATTTCTACCTCCCTTGATTTAATAAAATATGGATGTGTGTATAGGTTAGCAATCAGTTTTGTCTTCTTACCTTCCCAATTGGCCCATTCATAATTCCTAACCATATCTGGAAAGGAATCGAATAGAGCATCTTTATAATTTTTCCAAAGATTCATCTGCTTAAAAATAAAATTAGACCACGAGTAAACATAAGTCCAAATATAACTAGGTAAACCCATAGCACCGTCATACTAATTCGGTTTTCTAGATTACCCCTCATGAAACCTTTATAAGGTTGTTCCTCATAAAGGTCATAATACTTTTTATACTGCTTCATCAGATTCCTTATTGAAATCAACATCAGCATCTACTTTGTCGTATAACTCCATAAAGGCTTGCTTGGTCTCATCGTCAAATCTATTTACACAGACTTCGATTGCTTTCCCTTTCCTACCGAATATAGCATAAGCACGAATAATATGCACTAAACGACGTGTACTGATAACTTCCTCAACACCACCATCATAAAATGTTTTGCGAATAATATCTGCCCAATCTACTAATCTCTTAATAAACTCAGTATCATCTACACCAAGGGTAGCAGCAACATTTAAAAGAATCTTCTCTTCTGACTTAGGAGAAGGATACTCTTGCTCAAAAGTTACTGGGAATCTTTCGAGGAAGGCTTCATTGAGCACGTTAGTTCCAATAAATCTTCCGTCGTCTGAACCTTTACCTTTAGTATTTGCGGTGGCGAATATGTTGAATCCACTGGTTGGTCTAACAAATCTCCCAATCTTTTTAAGGAATACACCATTTCCTTCAAGGACACTTTGAAGGCAGAGGATTTTGTTGGAGGCAAGGTCGATCTCGTCAAGGAGCAAGATTGCTCCCCTATTGAGAGCTTGTATGACTGGGCCATCGTGCCAGACTGTTGCACCGTTAACAAGACGGAAACCGCCAATAAGATCATCTTCATCTGTTTCAATAGTAATGTTTACACGAATAAGTTCTCTACCTAACTGAGCACATGCTTGCTCAATGGAGAATGTTTTACCGTTACCTGATAAACCTGTAACGAATGTTGGATAAAAAATCTTAGATTTAATAATTTTTTTAACGTCTGTAAAAGATCCAAATTGTACAAAAGTATTATCTGTATCTGGTACTAAGTTTTGAGTAGTAACTGCAGGTGCTGCAAAAGAATTCTCAATGTTCTCTACTGCTTTAGTAGTAACTTCAAGATTCCACTTACCTTTTGATACTTTATATTTTTTTATTTTCTTAGTTACTGTAGAATATCCGATATCATTCATTGCACAAAATGCTCTAATATCTGCAGCAGTAAATTCAGTACCGTAAGCTCCTTTTAGTCCGTCTACTACTTGATCCTCAGTCATTTTAATTTCAAAAGCCATGATGTAATTGTTGTTTTATTTATATACGTATTATAGCAATAATACATGTTGATAGTGTGGTTAATGGCCACTTATTTAACTGGCCTTTAAGCGACCAGTTCCATAAATTCTCCTAAGATTTTTTTATTCATTTTCTTAGTTTTAAGAGATTTAGCAAATGCCTTTTTAATTTGTGCTTTTGTTGCATCTTCTTGTACTTCAAAATCAGAATCATTGTTTAATGAGGTTGATGAAATACCAAAGTATTTGTGATATCCATCTAGTTCTAATCCAAAGGATTTTTCTTTTTTCCAACGAAGCAGTACTTTTGCTAATTGCTCACCTTCATATCCAACATGCTGTCTAATAAAATAACCTGCATCTCTACCATCTAAAACACGAATACCAATCAGATTTATAGAAGGAAATGTATGTCTAAGATCTTCAAGTAAGATATCAGTTATTCCAGAGTAACCTTTTGCTCGACTGCAATCATAGGTTCTACCAGTTTTACGATTACGTAAAATAGTATTAGTGCATATGTTAGCTGTTCCCATGTATGGATCTTCTTCCCATTGTCTTTGAAACTCTTTATTAAATCGTAAAGGATGACCTTCACCATCAGTTAAGATTACACATTGCACTTTCTCTAATTTATTCTCACTTTTAAATTTTGGAAGAATCTGATGAAGTGTAACTATAGCTTCATTTAATGGAGTGCCTGATAGGTTCATTCCAATAGGATGTCTGTAATATACGTACCTACGATTATCAAAAAAAGTTGCAATACGAAAAATATTTTTTAACTGTCTTTCTAGGTTGTTTCCTCTTACTCTACTGGTTAAAATATTCATCATAGAAAATGTTTCTTCAATGTATGCTTCACCTGCTTTCCTCTTAGTTGGTACTCCATCATGAATTAATGTTCTAGGGAAACAATTTGTAAAAGCATAAACTTCAAAAGGAATCTTAACCTTATTACAAAACCAGATAAGATTGTATAGTTGCTTGATTGTATCCATCATAACAGTAGACATTGAACCTGACCAATCAAGGACGAATACTAAACCATGATTTTTACCATCAGGAACAGTAGTTACCTTCTTAAATAAATCCTCATTAAATTTATAAGTATGTAATTTACTTGTATTAAGAACTCCAGTGCGAGAAGTAGCTGCTCTAGCATATGCAGCTGCTGACTTCTTACACTCAAACTCTTTTACAAGATAGTTAACTTCTTTCTGTGCAGATTTTTTAAACTTATCATAGTCAGTATCTGAACAATCAAATACATTTTTTGGTTTACAGAACATTGAATTTGGATCAAATACATTCTCATCTTCCCACTTTTGTTGCTGTTCAGTAAAATCTTCTGTTATGATTTTATCAAGAACTTCATTAGGAATAACTACTTCATTTAAATTTACTTTTGGTATTTCAAAATATTCAGTCTCACGAGTCTCAAGATCATTAAGTGATTGAAGAGCTCTCTCTAAAGACTCAACAGTTTTTACTTGTGGACTTGGATCATTTTCTACCCCACCTTGTGGTTGAGCATTAGTTACTCCACCTTGTGGAATCGGTTCATCTTTACTTTCTTCTGGTTCAGTTAGATTACCATCGTCATCATACATATCATCTCTTACATCTTCAAGTTCTGATCCTGTACCACCACCTTCTATTTTTTGTTCAACATTTTGCAACTCTTCATTTAACTTTTGAAGATCTTCCATTTCTTTTTTACAGTATTCATAAAGAATCTTAGATACTTCTAATACATCATCAAAAGTCTCTGTATTATTAACTAAAGAAACAATCTCTTTTTCTCTTTCTGTAAAGAAAACATCAACCCAATTACCAATCTTAGCATTAATATTAATTCTATCAGCAAGAGTCATTTCATTTACATCTTCATCCACTAAATTAAAGAAGTCATCATCACTAAGTTCATGATAACCTGTAAAGAAAGTCTTAGAAAGTCCTGCATATCTTCTCTTCATTAACTTCTCAATTCTCACATCCTCACAAACATTTACATACTCTTGAGGAACTTTCACTTCTTTAAACCATTCACGATTAGGTGTGTACAATGCATGACCTACCTCATGTGCTACTAGTGCATCATAAACATTATTACTTGCTTTCTCCCACTGAGGAAGTGTTAGTACACGTGTCTGCACATTGAATTGTGCTGTATCTACTTTCCTATTCTCTACAATAAGGTCTTCTGTAGCAAGAAGTTTAGCAAGTTGGGATTTTATTTCGTGATTGACTGTCATCTGTGTTTTCGATTATGTACACATTATAAGACGAAACCCGCCTGTTGTGGCGGGTTAGTAGACACTTTTTCAAGTGGCTCCTTCTGGCCCTAGCACTGCGTAAGGCCTGTGGTTTAAGAGTTCGTTTTTTCTCCTTCTTGGAGTGATGCTGCCAATTAGGTACTTTCATTTTCCTTTTCTCTGTGAGTTTTGTTAAGATTAAAAATAAATTCAACTAATGGACTTTTTGAGAATTTCATAAATTCATAGTTGTCTTTGTCTAGGCAATGTCCACCCCAGCCAAAGCTACCATCCCATCCTGGAACTTGGGTATGTGATGTGCCAATTCTTGGATCGGCACCTGATAAAGCACGGAATTCATCAAAAGATGACTCGCAGCCCATCCTCTTATGTATCTCATATAGCTCATTGAAGTAGGTAACTTTCATACCTAAGAAGAAATTTTCTGAATATTTTACCAATGCTGCTGTTGTAATATCAGTTACATGAGTGTTTTTAGAATCAAGATACTTTAATCTTGTACAAAATATCGAAGTAACCATTCTAGCAGCAGTAAGATCTCCACCAACAATACAGAATTTTTGTTTCTGAAACTTCTCAATATTATTATTTGAACTTAGATACTCTGGACTATGAAGTACTTTTATATTAGTATATTCTTTTTCTGCCCATCCATAAAACTCAGGTGTAGAAGTTGACTTACAACACACGGGAGTAGCATCTCCAATATGAGTATTCAATTCACCTAAGACCTGATTAAGAACTGTAGTATTACTTCCCTTAGGAGTATCGACACAAACAAATACGGCCATAAATGAATCTTCTGCATAATCAGAGATCTTATTATCATTAAATTTAGGATCAATGATTACCTTCTCATCATCCTTGAATATAGATGCCACGGCAGAACCAACATAACCATGGCCAACAATCATTACTCTCATACTATTCTACTAAATCCTTTTACTTTATCAAATTTAATTACATTATCAAATTTATCATGTAAATCTGATTTATGTGATATAACAAAGATGTTTGCATCTTTAATTACGAACTTTATAATCTTTAAAAATTCTTCCGTTCCAAATCCATCAAGAGATGAATCAAATACTTCATCCATGATTAATAGATTAGTATTTACTGAATTTTTCATTCTAGCAATTTCTCTCCATGTAAAGAGTAATGCTAAATCAATTCTCATCTTTTCACCTTCACTAAAAGAAGCATAAGAAAAATCTTCATGAATCGGTGACCTTACCGTTTCATTAAATTCTTCATCTAAATGAAAATTGATATAAAAATCCATCAACTGAAGGTAACGATTTACCTGTTGATTGATTACTGGAATATATTTTTTAATTATTTTAGTCTTGACTCCATCATCCTTTAGAAGAGAATATGCGAAGTCATAATGATTTAATTGCTCTCGTTGATCAGAAAGATCGTCTATGGTATCTTTAAGATTCTTCTTAAACTCAGCTAGTTTCTCATGTTCAGTATTTCGATTTTGTAATTGGTCGGTAATTGTTTGAATTTCAGATTCCAGATCTCTGATCTGTCGTTGGAATCCAGAAATCTTAGTATTGTTTTGAGAAATGTCATTGTTGAGTTTAGAAATCTCCTGTGATAGTTGGGTGAACTGACGTTCTCTTTCCTCTTCTTTTTGAATTGCACTCTCTAGTTCTTTATAACCAGATTGCAACTCCTTTGCCTTAGTTTGAGCGTCAGCAATTCTATTTAACCTAAAGTCTTCTTCGATACCCTGAGTACAGGTAGGACATACCGTATTATCGCTGAAAAACTTATGTTCTTTTGTAATAGTTGTTACTCTATTAGATAATTTACCTTTTAGTGTGTTTAGTTTCTTTAACTTTTTACCTGCACCTGTAACAGTTTCTTGTTCTTTTATGAGTTTAGATACACCAACTGTCTTAGTTTCATTATTTTCTAATAAGGTATCTACTTCTATTGAATGGAGTTTAATTTTTTCGTTACTTGCTTGTATTCCCGTCTTACGTTGAGCATCAAGTTCAGCCATAAAGTTTTTCTGCATGACCATTTTATCTTGAATATTATCTTTACGAAGTGAAAGAGTTTTTAAACCATCCCTCTTTTCACGCATTTTCTCTCTCATGAGATTATTCATAGTAGAAAATATACGAATATCAAGCAAATCTTCAATAACTTCTCTACGATTACTACCTGTTAACTGCATAAAGGGAACAAATGTACTACTTCCCAATATAACAATTTGTGTAAATGACTTATAATTTACCTTAAGTATATTCTCTTCTAGTATTTTTTGATTACTCCTATCATCAGCCTGTCTATGGAGTGCTTCTCCATTGACTTCTATATCAAATATGTTTGGTTTGATACCACGACGAACCAAATAATCCCTACTATTCACAGAAAACTCTACTTCTACAAGAGTATCCTTTTCATTAGCAGTATTAATCAGTTGTGATTTATTAATTTTACGAAATGGTTTATTGAACAAAGCAAAAGTCAAGGCATCCAACATAGTGGATTTTCCTGATCCATTTGTTCCAATAACCAAATTAGTATTATATTCTTGGAAATTTATATCAGTCCAGTGTTGTCCAGAACTTAAAAAATTTCGATACTTTAAATTCTTAAACGTTATCATTATTAGGTGGAATCACAATATCATCAGGTGTAATCACTGCATATTTGTAATTATACATCTTACAGGTCTTTAATGCAAGGTCATCTTCAACTTCTATAATATCCATCTGACGTTTAGCATCTTGTTCGTTAATCATCATAGCATATCTTTGAGCATCATCTTCTTGTTCAAACAAAAACAGTACTTTATCACCATACTCGTCTTGGACAGCATAGGCACCTTCATCTTTTTTATCTTTAAGACTAAGTAACCACATTACTCTACCTCACAAGCTTGTTTGTAAAGGTTCTGGAAAATATCTTTAATGATATTCTTATCATATTCAAATTCAGATTCATCAATGTAGCGACTTAAAATAGAAAGAGTATTTTCATCCTCATCAACATCAAAGTCTGCATTTTCTTGAATATCAAAATTTTCAACAATCTTTAAGTCTTGAACACCAACCTGGTACAACTTATCAATAAATTTTTCAAAGTCTTTTACACTAGATTTGTGACGAACAATTACTTTTACAATCTTATCCTCATATTCTCTAGCATCAAATAACTTATAGTTAGTATCTTCGTAGTAGATATTATAGAATAATTTGTAAGGATTGTTAATAGGTGTATGTGTTAGGGTTTCAGTATCAAATATATGAAAACCTCTTGGATCATTTACATCATTCCAGAACATCTCATAAGGATTTCCAAGATAATATATTTTTCCATTATTAGAACGTGTATGAAAATGTCCAGAGAATACTTTTTCAAACTTATTGAATACATCAATATCCATACCAGTTTCCATAAGATGACCACGAGTAGCCCTGAATCCATTTAATTCAAGATGACCCATAGCAATCTTTGCTTCAGTTGATTTAATTAATTCTGATGCTGAATTAAAGTTCTCAGAATTTATCCAAGGTAAAAATAATACCTTTAACTTATCTAAAGTAATTTCTATTGGTTCAGAATAAGTTTTTATGTTAGGATAACTTTTTAATAATAGTTGTGGAGAATTTACATTGTTAGTATTTTTATAATAACAATCATGATTACCTATTGCAAGATAAACATTATATTTTTTTAATGGTTCAAATACAACTCTTTTTGCCCACTCAAGACTTTGTAAATCAATTGCTTTACGGCTATCGAAAATATCACCCATATGAACCACAGTGTCTATCTTATGCTCCTCTAAGGAAGGAAAGAAGACATTCTTATAGAACAGTTCAAAGTAGTCATGAAGGTGCTTAGAACCCTTTCTAGCCCCGTAATGAGTATCCGTTATGATGGCAATCTTCATCTATTTCTGTATTGAATACTATCTTTTATACTATTATAATCACTAGCAGAACCTGTAAGAGCAGTATCATCAACACCCATTACTTCATCAAATCCAGTCTTCTCAATTATCTTTTGTTTAATTTCAAGTTGTTTCTTTTCTTTTTGTATTCTTCTGAGAAACGCATAATGAATGATCTGCGTAAAGTAAGCAAAAGGATTTTTGGATTTCTCAGGATCAAAGTTATGTATGTACTGAACGCAATTTTCGATTCCATCAGATATCATGTCCTCACGGAACATATAGTTTACAAAGTTTGGTTTATATGACAAGTGTGTTGCTATCTTTAAAAAACAAGAACCCAAATAGTTTGGAATAGGTGGTTTACCTTCCCATGGGCCTTTAGGAGGTTCCTCCTTATATTTCTTAATAAATTTTTCTTTTGCTATTGCAACCTTTCCTCTATAAACAATCATTGCTTCTAGCAATTCTTTGTTGTTTACATAATGTTCCGTCTTTTTTCTAGGCATTACATTGGTACTCCTTATTGCGGATGAATATATTATAACACAAAGTTAAGCTCTTGACAAGGTAAGTAAAAGTATGTACAATAACCTTTGTGGAGGTTTAAGGGAAATAATTAGCTCTGTTTGTGATCAGGTCTAAGCTTAAAGTCAGACTCTAATTTCTTTCGGGCATCTTTTACGTTTGAGATATAACCCATTTTAGAATCTGGTTTAATTTTTCCATTATCTTGATATTTTGCAGGTTCACCTTTTATTTCTTCATCAATAAAATTATCGTATATAGCAATCAATTTTGAATTTTTACTTTCAGTCATTGTAATAACTTTGCTTAGTCTTATCATATAGATATCTTCTTCAGTTAAATCCAACCAAGGTTTTACTTTAATGTATTGACTGCGACCAGAATTGTGCATATACATTATTAAAGGATTTTGTAATATTAATAGAGGATCTTCATCATCAGGATTCTCTACCATCACTAGAGAAAAAATTTCTTCTCCAGATACCAATTTAATTA